TTTTATGAAAACGAATTTATCAACCAACAGGCGTTGATTACAGATGCCGAGGATGATATAGCCATGTCACTGTTAAAAGAAAAATTTCATGGCGCAATTGTCACGATTGTAAAACAGGTTAAAGCAGCAAAGAGAGAGGTGAAAAATGTCAAATATAATTAAAGCAATTTATTGCGGCACAAAAGCGTATGTGCGCGATTGTCGTCATGATAAAGAATTAAAACAAAAACAATGGGCATGGCGGTTGTTTCGTGTCCGTGATAAAAAATTTGATTATCGCAAATGGAAACGCGGTAATTTGTGGCAATACATACAAAAACAAAGGAGCAAATAAATGCAAAGAGAAAGCACATTTAGATTGGAACCATTACCATTGACAGACAAAGCAAAAAAACATATTGAAAAGATACGAAAACTGGCCATTGACTTGTTTGATGCTGTTCACGATATTGAATATGCGGCCAAAACTGAAAACAACAATGTTTTAGACGATATTGTTGGTTGTGTCAGTATGGCAAAAACAAAAATCCAAGAAGCGACATTTTGGGCAAATCGCGGCGCGTCATATCTTGGGCATGAATTTAAGGAGGTGTAAAATGTTGCATTTAATTTTATGGCCAACATTTGTGTTATTTAGATTGGTTGTTTTAACAATGTATTTGCCGGTGTGGTTGTTGGTTGCGATCACAGGGTTTGGTGATGCAACAATGAATTTGAAATCATATTTGGTTTTTTATACAGATTTTATGCAGAGGTGCAGCAAATGACGAAATATCAGCAATATTTATGTTGTGTGAATGAGCAACCGGTCGGCAAAATGTGGAGCGCAATTGAATATGATTTGCACAACATAGGGTTTAAGTGGTGGCAGATCCGGTTGTATGGTTTGATTTATCATAGGTGGTTTTATTACAACCGGATTAAAAGTATTATTAAACGCGTTTTGAAATATTTGTATTGGTTGGTTATTTTGTTTGGATGTGTGATTTTTTGGGCACATGTTTGCGGTTTAATGAAAGCCGTAAAAGTCCGCAATGAGATGCAAGCAATAGAATCAACAGTCCATGCATGTCAGATGATGCCAAAATCTTGTAAAAACATTGCAGATATTTATAAAAACTTGGAGGATTTTTAATATGAAAAAAAGATATATTTATCATCCAAATGATACAATGAGCGATTGGTATGCAGTAAAAGAATTTGTGGGTATGATGGAAATGCTTGAAAAAGCACATGGGTGTAAAGTTCGCATGGTTAAAACATGTGGTTTGATTTTACATAAGGTTTTATATGAATTGGTTGATGATCCAGCAGTTAAAAAGGTTAAAAAATGAAAGCGTTAGAAAAGATTTTGAATTATGTATTTATGTTTGCGCGCGGCGCAATATTCGGTATTGGTATTGTGGCCGGTGCAGCGTTTATCATGATTTGTATAATGGCGATTAAATATTGGATCTGGGGGTAAATATGAAAACAGACGAATTATCATTAAATCAAGTTTTGTGGTTGTCAATAAATATTAAAGACAAGTGTCCATATTGTGGTGATGAAATAGAGGTTGTGCCGGACAATATGGGGTATCGCATGGGCATGACAGCCCGCGATGAAAAAGGAAATATTATACAAAAGCGTCCAGCAGGATTTTTTGCCAGATGCCCACAGTGCGACAAGGTTATAAATATTGCGGTTATGACCGAATTTACCAAGGATGCAGAATAATGGAATTGGTTGCGGTGCTGTTATATCTGTGGTTGCGGCAGGTGACAGATTTATTGTTTGATTATCTGCGCAACAAATTAAAAGAACCGCCGCCGCCAGTAAATACACAAGCAATTGGATTTGAATTACCGTCAGCAGTGGAGGATGATGATGTATGAGCCAAAGTCAAGATTCGCAAAAAGAATAAAGAAACCGTTGAATTGGGTCGGTGTATATTGTAAGCGTGGAATATTTCCAACAAACGAACGCGGGTTTATATTTGTGCCGGATGCATTAAAGGCGTTTGGTAATCCGCGCAAGCGTGGCCGGCCGTGCAAAGAGAGTTCAGAGCGTATTATACCGGTGCGCGTATTTGTTCGCAGACGGCAGCGAAAAGTGATCATTGAGGTTGCCAAAGAATTAAGAAATAGTTAAAAACGAATCTGTAAATTAAATCATTTAACAAAATTAAACCGCCACAACAGGCGGTTTTTTAAGGTTTTTTATTTTATAATTTAATTCAATTTAATAAATTTAACCGATAAATCAACAATTAAATTGCCACTAAAAATGTTGATTGAAATTCAAGCCGAAAGCCGCAGGAATCCGCCAAAGCGTATTTTGGGTGTAAAATAGTTCTTGAAATCATGTAAAAAATTTGTATGATATGGGTATAATTACGCGAGCGGTGTATAAATAAAAAGCCGCCGCGAGCAATACCCGGTTTCCCCGGGTTTTCTTTTCTCTTGTGGTTAAGATGAAAAGAATCGCAAAACCCCGCATTTGCGGGGTTTTTGCATAAAACAAAAAGGACGACACAATGAAATTAGAATTAGGACAAAAGGTTTTCGGTGTAAATCTTAAAGCAGCGAACGCCAAATTGGCAATTGTCAGTGGCGTTTTAATGCAGAAAACAATCACCGCTGCCGGCCGCGTCAGTTATATCTTGCGCATAAAGACAGATCAGCCGGTTATGAGTTATGACAGTTCGCTGTGCTTTGATACTGAAAATGCAGCAAAAGATTTTTATGTAAAGAACAACCAAGAATACAAAAGTATTGACACGGATGTTCTGAAGCCCGCCTATGCCAAGGCAGATTCAATTCGCGAGTTGATTTTGGGCGCACCATTGTTTCCAGAATTGGCCGATAAACAATAAGGAGATCACATCATGGAAAAATCATATAATATCGTTGCAGCAGAATTGTTGGATTTAATCAAACAAGGTTATGGCATTACACAAGCCATGCGCAAAATTGAAATCACAAATTCCGAATTGGTTATTTGTTTGAATAAAAACGCCGAATTAGCAAGGTTTTGTAAAGACCGTTTCAATATTGAGGCAGATGGTTTGGCAGTAAAAACCGAACAAGGCGAGGATGAAAAAGCACAATTGCGTGCGCGCTGCGAACAATTGGGATTAAAACCACATACACAAGCCGGTGTTGCCAAATTGAAAAAGATGATTGAGGAAAAAGAGGCAGAATTGGCAGCCGCAGCAGATGCCAATACCGGAAATCCGGACAATCAACCATCTGATCCGGCACAGACCGATAAGACAGACGATGAAAGCACACAAAATACCGACAATTCGGAAAATGCGAATAGTCAAGAACCGTCCGTTAAACCAACAACAACAGGTGACAAATAAGGCGGTGTGATATGGCATTAGACGAAAGGCAGGAAAAGTTTTGTGCCGGCATCGTCAAAGGTCAAACAAAAAAGCAGGCGTATTTAGAGGCGTTTCCGGGGTGCAGCGAATCAAGCGCAGCCGTTATGGCAAGTAAATTATCAAAAAACCCCGAGATTATGGCGCGAATTGCAGACCTTAAAACAGAGGTGCGCGGCGAAACCAACATGGACATCCACAAGGTTGTTGATGAATTGGAGGATGCGCGGCAAGAGGCCAAGAAATGTGGATCGCCAAATCTGATGATGAAAGCCAGTATGTTAAAGGCACAATTGTTGGGATTTATTGGTGATGATGCAGTTGGTTTAGGCCCGGGGTTATCGGTTGGGTCGTTAAAGGTTGAGGTTGGCGAATTAAAAAACTTAAAGGACGCTTTGGATGAATGACGACAAGATCCGGTTGCTGTTGAAAAATAAGGATGCAGCCCGTGAATTGTTGCGGTTATCGTTCAAAATGTTCATAAAAGTATTTTATTGGCACATAAGACGGCAGCAATTCATATTCAAAGATTTTCATTTGAAAATCATTGAAAAGTTAGAATCGTTGGTGTTTGCCGATGGATCGGTTAGAAATGTTGTGCTGGCAATGCCGCCACGACACGGCAAGTCGGAAATTGTCAAAATGTTTTTGGCATGGACATACGCAGTCAATCCGAATTGCAATAACATATACACATCATATTCAAATGATTTGGTGTTAAAGTTTTCGGCCGAAACGCGAGCAATTATAGAAAGCGAATTGTTTCAAGTGTTGTTCGGGATCACGACAGATAAGTCCATGAAAGCGAAAGCCAATTGGAAAATCAAGGGTGGTGGTGAATTGCGCGCTGCGTCTTTGGGCGGGTCAATCACAGGATTTGGTGCCGGAACCAATTCAAATGAATATGGTGGCGCAATTGTATGTGACGATTTGTTAAAACCTGTGGCCGGCGCGAGCAAGGTAAAGCGCGAACAATGTATATCGTATTATGTTGATACATTGAAAAGCCGCCGCAATAACATGGTTAAAGTGCCATTTATTTTAATCATGCAGCGCGTGCATGTGGCCGACATTGTAGGTTGGATTAAAGAAAACGAACCGGATTCATGGGATTTTTTGGAATTTCCGGCATTACAGGACGATGGCACGGCATTATGGGACAAGGTTATGCCGGCAAATGAATTGGTTATGCTGCGTGATTCAGAGGCAAATCGGCAGATGTTTTGGGCACAATACCAACAAAAGCCGGTTATTGACGGTGGTAATCTGATAAAAACAGAATGGTTTAAGACATACGAGGCGCCGCCAGAAAGATTTGATCGGTTATTTGTTGTGGCCGATACCGCATTGACAATTAAAAAGTCGGGTGATTATTCGGCTTTTTTATTATGCGGGATTGTAGGAACAAGAATATATTTGTTGGACGGGTATTGCAAACGGGTTGAATTTCCGGATTTATGCCGCGATATGAAACAGTTTGTATTAAAGGCGCAGGATGAACGCCGCGCCCGCGTCAGCACAATATACATTGAAAACAAGGGCAGCGGAATATCGTTGATCCAACAATTGAGGCGCGAGGGATTGCCAATATCGGAACTATACCCGACACACATGGACAAGAAAACGCGCACAGAATTGGTCGGCGATAAATATACGCGATTTCAAGAAATCGCAGCCGATTTGGAATCGGGTTATTGTTATGTGCCGGCTGTTGCTGGGTGGATGATTGAATTTCGCACACAGTGCGAGGCATTTACGGGCGACGAACAAGACGAACATGACGATTATTGTGATTGTTTGATATATGCCATGAAAGAACGCGCAAAGGGTTTAACCCGTGCGCCAAAAGAAACAGTATTAAACGCTATGAGGTGGTAAATATGAAACCTGTGACACACGACGACATTGTCAAATGGGTTGAAAAAATAAATAACAAATACGGCCGCGGCAGTGACGGGTGGTCGGTTTATTGGGTTGAAACACTGATTGCGCGCGGCGCAACAGCAGAATTGTATGATGATTGGTATTTGGTTTGGATTTTAACACCGGATGCATGGGGTGATAAGCAAATGGCGGTATTGTCATGCGGATGTGATAATGCTGTGGCATTTCGTAAAATGCAACGCCGGATTGAACAGATCGCCAAGGACAATGATTGTAAATACATTGAACAAGGCAGCGAGATTGACGACAAATATAACCAATGGCTTGTGCGCCAAGGATACAAAGCGCACATATTTAGAAAAGAGGTATAAAAATGGGAGTTGAAACGGTCGCAGTTGCTGCGTTGATTACATCTATGGCCGCCACTGGTGCGTCAATGTATTCGCAACATCAAGCGCAAAAAGCGCAAGAACACCAAGCCCGCGAAGCAAATCGTTTGGCCGAGGAGGCAGAAAACGAACGCAAGAAAGAGGCAGCCGCAGTTAAAGAGGAACAACGCAAAGAGCGTATTAAACTGGTGGATGATCAGCGTGCGCAATTGGGTGCTGGTTTGTCTTTGGACACAATGAGCACAAAATATAAAAAGACGACAACCACAACAAACGAAACCGGAACATTGGGGTAGTCACATGATGAAAGTTGAACAATTATATGCAAAATATCAAGCGGCATTGCCAGAAAAAGAACGCTTTAAGTTGTTGTATGACGATGTATATCGTTATGGTATGCCGGACAGATATGCCGAATTGAAAGAATATAAGGATGCAGCCGGCACAAAACACCGCGTCAATATCGTTGATTCAACATTGGAAATTGCTTGTGATGATTTTGTGAATCGTGTGCAGAGTTTGATTGCACCGGTGAATACAGATTGGATTGACATTGAGGCCGGTTTTATGTTTGAAAATGCACAAGGTACCGGTTTAGATGAGGCAAATCGCAGATTGGGCACATTGGCGCGCTTGTTAAACATATACAAAGCAACATCCAATTTTGATATGACAATGACCGAGGGTATTTATGATTTGATACCGGGTCAAATGACATTGCTTTGTATCGAGGGTGATGAACGCCATCCATTATTATTTGCTGCGGTGCCATTTCGTGAAATTACATATAGTTTGGGGCCGGATGGTAGCGTTTGGTATTATTTCCGCAAGATTGTTAAAAAGAATTGGGAGGTCAAACAACAATGGCATGATGCCAAGTTTGAATTTGACGCAGGATCAGAGGACAAAGAGGCACCATTATTGGAGGCCACTTTCTATGATCCAAAAACCCGCCGTTGGAATTATTGGGTTATTTCAGAAAGAGATAAATCAAAGATTGTTGAACGCGAATACAGAACATCACCATTTATAGATTTGGGATGGACGCGCACATCTGGTGAAACATACAGCCGTGGTCAAGGGTTAAAGGTTATTGCGGATTTCAAGACATTAAACAAAATCAAAGAATATGCGCTGCGTGCGTTGGCATTTATTGTGCCATTTTTCACAGCGGTATCAGACGAGGATTATAAGAATTGGCAAATTGAACCGGGCGCAATTATACCGGTCAATTCAAACATGAACGATAACCCGTCAATTCGTGGGGTTGAGGTAAAGCAACAGGCCGATTTGCAGCAATGGAATATACAGCAATTGACCATGGCAATCAAACGCGGCATGTTTTCAACCACATTGTCTGATATACCGGATCAGACCGCAACCGCAGTATCGTTGGAACATACACAGCAAAACCGCATTATTTCAAATTCATTGGGTCGTTTGAATGTATTTTTGGAAAATCTGGTCAAGCGCATGATAGATGTGTTGCAGCGTCAAGGATTATTTCCATTGGATTTTGATTTGGAAATGTTAAACGGTTATGGCGCAAAGTTGCGCGTTCGCACAGAATTAGGCAATTTGGCCGCAGCAGAAAAAATCCAAAAGAAATTACAAGGCGCAGCCGCAATATCGCAATTGGATCCAACAGGTCAAGCGTTGGCACGATATATCAAAATGGACAAAGCCGTGCCGGCAGCATTGCGTGCGTTTGGATTTGATGCAGAGGACATCCGCACCGAAAGCGAATTGGCCGAATATGATCAAAAGGCCGCAGAATTGGCCGCTGCACAACAGCAACAGAATATCAACACAGAAATTGCGATAAGCAATGCAAAAGAGGACGGCAAGGCCGCAGCAAAAGCAAGGTATGCAAATGGACAATGAGGAAATAAAACAGTTGTTTGCCCGCGTGTTTGACAACGAGTTAGGCCGGCAGGTGCTGGAATATCTTGATAAAAAATACGATGTGGGGACAACACCAATGACGGCCGACAAGGAATATGTGAAAACTTGTCAGCGTAGCGTCATTAAATATATTCGTTCAATGTTAAACAAATAAAGGAGCAAAGCATGAATCCGGACGACAAAAACCTTAATAATCCGCCAGTAGATGAAAACAACAACGGCAATCCACCGGTTGATAATAACAATGGCGGCGATTGGACACCACCAGAGGGCTTTGATGCCGATATGTTTGATGAAAATCATGCGTTAAAGCCGGATGCGGTTAAAGCGCGTTTTGATGCGGACGCTGCAAAACAGGCCAGTTTGGAAAAACAAGTTGGCGATATGCGCCGCAAGGTTTCCAACAAAGACGCATTAGGCAGCGAGGAGGAATACAGCAAAGGTTATACCAATGAGGATTTCAAGAAAATTGCCGGCGAGGAAAGTGATCGCGGCAAGTTTTTGACCGAAACATTGGGTAATCTGGACAAGATTGCCAAAGAAAACGGTTTATCGTTGGCACAGGCCAATGCAATCAAAGAGGGATTGTATGGTTTGATGCAAGATTTACGCGTCATTGACAACAGAACGGCCGAGGAAAAAGCAACCGCAATTGCAGATTTGCAGAAATCTGTATTGGGTGACAAGGCCGCAGAAATTGTCAAGGCAAATACAGAATGGATTAAAGATTATGGGCTGTTTTCAGATTCAGAAAAAGAAATGTTGGATCTGGCCTGTCGCGAGGGCAACCCGTTGATCAACAGTGTAATCCACAAAATGCACGGTTTGTTTGGTAAATCATCAAGTGCAGATATACCAATCAAAGAGGGTGTAAATAATGATGGTTTGCCATCAGATACACAATTGGCAGCAGAATATCAAACGGCCAGTCCGGAACGCCGCGTTGAAATAATTCAACAACGCGCCGCAGCCGGTCGCACTGGAACATTGCCAATCAGTGCAAAATAAGTTGCATGCAGGAATCCGTCTGACGATTTCGGACGGATTTATGGATGCAATCAGTTGTAAAGAAAATCTTTACAAGTATCGCACCATATATGACCCGTTTGGGCGGCCTTATTTCCGCAAGGAAACCCGCAAAAACCAATTCGGCTTTATCGTATATTGCAAACCCCCGCAAGCAATTGTGGGTTTTTTAACGCCAAATTAAACAAAAGGTGAATAAAATGGCAATACAAATGGATCAGGTCAAACAGACCTATTACGATGCCGAGGTCAAAAAATACTATGTGACCAGTGGCATTTTGAACGGTAAAACCCGTGAAAAAGTTGCGACACCGGGCTCAAAAGTCCAGTTCCGCAAATCCGGTTATGGTTTAGCACGCGAACATGTGCCATACGCAGATGTCGTTGCAATGGGTGCGTCTATCACACCAGTTGAATGCCCAATCAAAGCATGGGATGCATTTGATTATGTGGATGAATTTGAACCAACAACGGTCAATTTTGACACAATATCAGAAATTGCACAAATTGCAGCAGGTGCGTTGGGTCGCCGCAAAGACCAAATCAAGATTGACGCAATGGCAGCCGGTTATGACGAAACCAACATGAAAGTTGGTGACGGCACAGGCAATTGCACATTGGCATTGTTGAAAGATGCGAAATTCAAATTGGATCAAAACGATGTTCCATTTGAGGATCGTATATTCATTTATGACCCTGTCATGTTGCGCACTTTGTTGGATGATACACAATTCACATCATCTGATTTTGTGGAAAAACGCCAATTACAAGAAATCAACGCTGGCACAGGCAAATGTGCGTTGGGCTTTGAATTTGTAATGATGTCCCGCAAACCAGAGGGCGGATTGCCAATCGCAAGCAGCAAAGTCACAGGATTTGCATACCACAAAGATGCAGTCGGCTTTGCGTCCAACAAGGAAATCAGCACATCCATTGACTGGATTCCTGAAAAGCGTTCATGGTTGGTTGGTGGAACATTTAACGGCGGTGCAGTTGTTATTGACAATCGCGGCGTTGTTGGTGTTTGTGTATCAGCAACTGTGGTTTCTGAATAATGAAAACCCCGATAATTCGGGGTTTTTAAGTTTAACCAATTAAACCAAAGGTGATTAAAATGGCTTTCAAAAATGATAACTTGAAAGTGTTGTTTAATGCAGCAGGTAATGGGCCAAAAATTTGGTGCTATTACAACGAAGGTGGCGACACAGTCACAACCGCTGGCTATTTTCCAAAAACAGCAGGTATCAAAGACAAAGATATTATGTTGGTTTTGATCAAAGACGCAGGCGGTGTGCCAGCATTCCACAAATTGGCAGTAAATGCATCAACAGGTGTTGTCACAGCAACAGCGTTGGCATATTACACACCAGCACAATAAGGATTGCAGAATCTTTAATCTGTGGGGCGTGTCCCCACGGATTAAATATTTGGAGGTAAGCGCATGGTTTATACACAGCAAAAAATTGCAACGATGACTTTTCAAAAGGCCACTGGCCGCGCAAGTGAAATTGACCTTGGTCAATTAAATGATAATGTCGTGCAGATTTTCAATACACAATACCCAATGTTATTGGGCACAGCAATGCAAATGCACACATGGCGTTGGACAGATCGTATTGAGGAAATTGACACAACAAGATTGGTTGATAGTGATGATCCGCGTTATCAAAAGAAAATCAGAATACCGGAACACTTGAAAACATTTGAGGGGGTTTATTCTGATGAAACATGCGCAAACAAATTAAAAGCGCGCATACATGACAAGTATATTTATATCAGTTTCATGAATCCGGATGATCCGGCAGGGTTTATACATTACATTGCCGAACCAGCCGAGGCAATTATGCCAGATTATTTTGTTGCATGGTTGGTGCATTTCTTGGGTTTGAATATGTGCATGGAGGTTTCCGGTGACACAACAAGATTTGAAATGTTGAGAAATGCCGAAAGAGAATATATGAAAATTGCCAAAGCAGCCGACAACAAAGAACACGGCCGCCAAACAATACCAACAAATGTATTCGTAAGTGTGAGGGACTAAATGCCAAGAACATTACAAAAAAAGAACAATTTTAATCATGGGATGGTCGTTGCCGAATTGGTGGAACGGCAAGATTTGGAAATATTAAACAAATCTGCTGCGCTGTTGGAAAACATAACACCAATTATTTATGGTGGGTTGCGTTCGCGCCGCGGCACGGTATTGTGTGATAGATTGTTTTTCAATGATTCAACCGCTTTATCGGGCACAGCAACAAGTGCAATTATAAGTTCGGCCGCATTGGCGCAATTACAAGGTTATGGTGCGTCCGTGCAATCTGGCGCAGTTGGAACAAATCGCGAATTGTTTCGTATAGATTATACGGACAGTGTAGATGGTGCGACATTTCAGATCAAGAATATCAAGTTGGATTTTGAAATGCCAACAATCAAGATAACACCGGTTTATACAATTGTGCCAAATCCTGCGCGCACAGCAATAACAACAAATACAAGACGCTGGACATCAACGAATTTTAGCGTCAATAATCCGGGTCGTGGGTATCGTGCGTCAGATTGGCAGCCGGGAATTATAACATCTGTCACAGTCAATGAATTAGGTCAATTGACATCTGTATCACCAACATCTGTAAATGCTGCGGTGTCTGGTGGTATAACCGTGCAGCGTTTGGGTGCGCCGCGTATAGAAAACATAATTGTTCAAGTATCAGCGGACGGCAGCACATGGACAGACATCGGCGGTTTGGCGGTGACAGAAAGTCCGCAAGATTTCACAGTTAGCACAGTGGAAACATTCAGATATGTTCGTTTGTGGCGTGAAAATTCGGTTGCGCTGGCCACATCGTTTTCAATTGACATGTTCAATGCCAGTGGATCCGGAACAGCACTTGAAATAAATACTGTGCGCACATTTCCGTATATTTACAACAATGAAATCAAGTATTTGTTGGTATTTGGAAATAAAAATATATTTATTTATCGTGATGGCCGTTTGGTGCAGCAGATATTTGTTTCAATTTTGACAGAGGATTTGTTGCCAAAGTTAAAGTTTGCGGCCAAGGATGACACGATTATTATTACACATCCAAATATACCGCCACAGCGTTTGATGCGTGTGGGCAATAATCAGTTTTCGTTTGCCGAATACCCGTTGAAAAACATACCTTATGATTTGTTTGGCACAACAACGGTGACACATAAATCAACATCTATTACACCAAGCGCAACAGATGGTGTTGTCACATTGACCGGCAGCGGATTTACAGAGGACATGGTCGGGCAATATATTGACAATGCCGGTGGCGCGTATGTAAAAATCACAGAATATATTTCTGCAACAAAGATTCGTGTCCGCACGATTGTGCCATTTTATACCACAGACGCAATCACATCATGGGATTACATATCTGGTTATGAGAAAGTGTGGTCGGCAGCGCGTGGTTGGCCGCGCACATGTTTGTTTGTGCAGCAAAGATTGGCATTTGGTGGATCGCGTGACATGCCGAATACAGTATGGTTGTCCCGTATTGGCGATTATAACAATTTCTTGAACATGGGCAATCATGATAATGATGCGATTACATGGCCATTGACAACCAATTCAGCGATTGTGAATATGGCAATTCAGCGTAATATGCACATATTTACATCTGCGGAGGAATGGACGGTGCCAGAAAATAGTTTTACACCGAACAAATTCGTCACATCCAAGATGAACGAAAACGGGTGCTGGGATCGTATTATGCCGGCGGTTTATGATAACAGTATTTTGACCATTGAAAAGAAAGGTCGCAACCTGTATTTCTATGGTTATGATGAATCCGCAGGTGGTTTCCGCAGTCAGAATATATCTTTGTATTTACAATATGATGGTAATCCGGTGGATTTGGCATTGGAAAAAAACAGTGTCAAGGACAAAGGCGATTTCTTGTATGTGTTGGTTGATACAGGTGTCATGTATGTGCAGGCGTTAGGGTTGAGCGAAAACATAAATGCGCCATGTATATTTAAGACCAATGGCAAGATTATATCTGTTTGCGTTGTGGATGACGAGGTTTATTTGATTGTTGCCCGTGCAGAGGGTGTGTTTGTTGAACGCGTGGCCGACAACAGATTGGATTTTGAAAGCAATGTGCAGGTTGTGGATGGTTGGTTGAGCAACCTTGATTATTACATTGGCAAGCGGGTTTATATTGAACAAGGCGACAAGGTTTTGACAAGGGTTGTGCCGGAAAACGGTGAAATATCAGTGCCAACGCTGCAAAACACAACAGCACAGGTCGGTTTGCCGTTTGAATACAAGTTGGTATCAAATCCAATTGCGATAAACGGCCGGACAACATCTATTCGTAAAAGAATAAATCGTGCGACAGTTGAAACATTGGAAACAAAATTGGTGCAATTAAACGATCAGATTCAAAGAAATAAGACGACATACGACTTTTTCGCGGTAAGCGCGTTTGAGCAGGATTGCCGGTATGAAATCAAAGGCGAATATACGCCAATGAGAATATTATCGGTTCAGTTGGACATTGCATACGAGGGGTAAAAACATGAACGAATACACAACACCATCAGGATTGCAGCGTTGGTTGGGCAACGGTTATAACATGGCCGGTTTATCATACAGTGGCGCAGCATTTGCGGATTTGGCAGCCGCCAGTTCGGAATATAACCAAGGACAAATTGCCGGACAGAATTACAGAATACAGGCCGCTAATTTGCGCGGGGGTGCAGATGATGTTGAAATTGCCGCAGCGGATGCAGCAAACGCATTGCGTAAAAAATATCTGGCCGCAATTGGCAGCGCGACATATAGTGCCGCAGCGCGTGGTGCAGATGTCAATGCAGCCGGTGGGGTTTTACAATCTGATCTGGAAAAATCCAGTATGGAATTGGGTGACGATATGGCCACAATTGAACGCAACGCAAATCGCCGTGCAAAGACCATGCGCACACAGGCCGATATTTATGAAAAGATGAGCAAAGCATACGGCAAATCGTCAAAGTGGATGATGTATAGCAAAATGTTTTCTGGAATTAGCAATTTGGGCATGGGGTTGGCAATGTTCGGTGCCGGCAGCGGTGCAAAAGGTATGGCCACACCATACGGGGACGCAATTGACCCGGGACAAGTAGCAAGTGCAAACAACATGTTATCATAAGGGGTGAAATATGCCAAATACATACGAAAGACAAGTGATGCATTCGGGCGGCGAACAATTACAAGGTGTTCAGCCGGATAATCGTGCGCGTCAAATGTTGGACGCACAGGGTGCAAAATTACAAGCAAAGGCCAAAAAGATTTATGCCCAAGAAGTCCGCAACACAATGGCGCGTGAAATGAATGATGCCGCAGCAAAGTATGGTGATGATCCGGCGGCATTAGGAAAAGCATTTGAGGGTATTCGCAATGGCACAATGTCAGAGATTGCAGATCCGGATGTGCTGGCCGATTTTGTCACAAACTTTGATTTGAAATCATCATCCATGTTGGCAACATCCAAAATTGCATTTACCCGCAAACAACGCGCAGAACACAAAAGTGCATTAAATGATTCATTGACCGATAATTTAGACGATTTAACACAAAATGCAATCGGCATGTTTGAAAGCGATGATGACGATATTAAAGTTGGTTATATGCATGCCAAGACGGGCGCAGCAAACGCATTAAATGCAGTTGGTGACAATGGATTAAATGTATTTACAGACGCAGAACGCAAACGCGGCACCAAACAAATCAGCCGTGGTGCGTTGGTTGGATTACAAACATTTTTGGCAGATCCAACAGGTGATCCGGTTCGTAAAGCAGAAATTGTCAATAGATTCAATAACGGGCAATACAAAGAAATGTTTTCGGCCGAGGATTACCCAAAAGCATTGCGCTTGATTAAAGCGGCCGGAAAACAATATGGTGTTGGTGGTTCGGGTTCATCGTCAAGTAAAGCAGACGAAAGCACGGTTGCCGGTGAAATGTATAAAATGACACTGGACGAATACAAAAAAGATAGCAAGGACAACAGTTATAGCAATGCGTCCATGGTTGATCTGTTGGATTTTCGTCAGCGCGCAGATGCCGATTATCAGTTGCAGAGAATCAGTGACAAAGAATTTAAGGACATTATGAGCAAGTCCGCACCAGCATTGGTTAAAAAGATTGACGAATATGTAAATAAAGATTTGTCCATGTGGCACGGTGATTCAGATTTGCAGCACGGCATTAAAAAGATACGCAATTTTGCCGATACACAAGATTTATCACCAGATCAAAGATTGTTCTTGTATGAAAGTTTTATGCGTGAATATCGCGCAGATACGGGCGCAGAACAAGGCAAGGAACGGTTTGGTGATGAGCCGCGCGCAGAGGCAGCAAAATATGCAGATCGTATAACACAAAGATGGGTTCAAGACCAGTTTCCGGGTTGGGATCCAAAAGTTGTGCCGGCAATTGTTATGGGTCGCACAGTATATCGTGCGCCAACAAGTGCAAGCGAAATGTATAAAAACAAAAACTATCAGTTGATGGAGTTAGATTAAATGGCGACAGTTTATAAGGTTTTTCTTGACGAAAACGGACAGATTTCTGCGAAATCGCGTATGTATGCGGTGTCAGAAAATGGCCGGCCGATAGAATCCATAAGTGTATCGGGTGACGACAGCAATTGGGGCGCGCCAGTCGGTGACAAGATTTTGAAAATGCGGCCAGTTCAAGAGGAACAATTCAAAGCATTTGACCCACAAACAGGCAATATTGTAGATGTTCGCAGTGGTGACCAAAGTGTGCGTATGGCGCGCATGCGTCATGCGTTAGACATGAATCCATATAAAGCATTAAGCAGTGGGTTGTTTGCCGGTGAAATCAAAAAAGACGATCCGAATGACAATGTTGTTTTCAATTTGGTTCGTGAAATCGGTCGTGCGCCAACGGAAATGATTGCGACATTACCACAACACACAGGTGCGTTGGGTTCATCACTGATAAATGGCGATAAGATTACAAAAAATTCAGAAACGGGCGAATGGGAAACGCATGCCGACAGATTGTTAAAGTCCGCAAGCAACACCAAGGCCAGTATAGATAAAGCGTTTGGTGAAAACCGTGGTGGCATTGCCAGTGATTTGGGTGGTGGTATTGGAACGGCCGCAGCAGCAATTGGTGCGGCATGGCTAACCGGTGGAACAGCAGCACCCGCAGTTATGTTTGGAATTGACGCAGGCGGCAATGTGTTGGATGAGGGTCGCAAGGCAGGATTGGATCCAATTGAGGCGCGTAATCGTGCGTTGGGTGTTGGTGTGTCAAACGGTATTTTGGAAAGTTTCGGGTTAGGTTTAATCTGGAAATCAGCCGGCAATACATTAGCAACCCGTGCAATCAAAGGTTTTTTGGTTGAGGGCAGCGAGGAAATATTACAAGGTGTTTCCGAGGACTTGATCATGCGCAAAGTGCGCGGCAAGAGCATAGCCGATATATTAGCCGATGGTTTATATCAAGGTGCAATTGGTGGTGTTGTCGGTGCTGGTATGGGTGCTGTGGCCGGTGGAAATATAGAGGGCATTAAAAAGGGTTTGATGGAACGCGGTTTAACAGAATCACAAGCAGATGCGTTGATTGCCAAGACAGTTGAAACCGCCAGCAATACACAAATCCGTGAGGCAGCATTAAAAGCCGCAGTTGATGAACAGAAAGAAACAGCCGAATTTATTCGTGAAAACCAAGACCAGATTCAACCGGTGCTGCAATCTGTTATAAATGATGCACTGGACGCAGGTCGCCGTGATGTTGATATTCGTGACGATATTAAAAGCCGCGCACAAGGTTTGGACGAAACCACACAAAACATTGTGGCCGACAGTGTTCAAAACTTTGCGGATGTTATGGCCGATGATTTTGGTATTACGCAGCGCGAATTTCTGGAATCAACCGGATTACAGGTTCAAACAGAAAACGGCACACAGATAAAGTTCGCAGACGGCACACAGATTGACGAAAACGGCAATTTGTTGGACAAGGACGGCAAGGTGTTGTTTCAGCGTGTGGGCAAAAAAGGCGCAAATGAAAGAGAATTGGACGCTTTGTTGCAGGCGTTGGAAATGGAAAAAGCCGGTTATGACAACGACACAATCAAAAATTCAACAGGTTGGTCGCGTGGTTTAGATAATCAAATGTGGATGGAAACCAACGGCAAGTATTCAATAAATCTGGATGGTGTTGCAAAGTTGGTCAAGTCAGAAAGCAAGAAAGCACCATTGCGCGATATTATAAATACTGATAATTTTGAAAGATACCCACAATTTCAAAACACAGAGATTCAATTTGTATATCAACCAAAGACAAAAGAACGCGCACATTGGGACAGAAAAAACAATCGCATACAGATAAATGTGCCAAATATATTAAATTCGGGCACCAAAGCCGAGGTTCAGATTGTAAAAACCATTGCGCATGAAATGGATCATGCAATCGCAGATATTGAGGGTTTTGAAAACGGCAGCAAGGTATCAGAAAAAGCGTTGGAAAAACAGGTTGCGCGTCACGAACAGCGTATGATTGACACATTGCGTGAATTAGGTTTGTATGAAAAATATGCTGCAAATCTGGAAAAGCAAGGCAAAAAGAAAAGTCATTATGATGCCGTGCAGGACGCAATATTGGACACATATACGGCCGAGGATTTGATTGCGGATCCAGAATTAAATAAAAAACTGGATGTTTTGCGTGCAGATGCTATAATTGTTGATAGATATGGCAAAGAAACATTAAAGGCATTAAATGAAAAAGAACGCGAAGCCCGCATCAACGAGGCATATAAACAAACTATTGGTGAGCGTTATGCAAGGCGCGCAGGCGAGATCGCGGTGTCCGGTAGATCCGATGCCCAGTTGCGAGCAACCCCAGACGAAACAGAAACAGAAATGGGGTCTGCGTTATTGTCGCCAAATGGAACAACAATTGACGCAAGAATTGGCGAAATCGTTCGGGATGAATTAGCAGCAGATTTGAATCCGCAGCGTTTGTATCAAGGTGATGACGATGTTCGCGGGTATTTTGACTATACAAACAAGATGCAGCAGATTATTCAAATCATGAAATCGGGCGATTTGGACACAGTGCTGCATGAATTAGGTCACTTTTTCAGCGTCAATTATATCAACATGGCCATTGAAACAGGCCACACAGAAAAGATTCAGCCATTATTGGAATATTACAAGGTTGAGGATCCGGCGCGTTTGATTGCAGATGATTCAATTCAAGAGGATTTGGCGGTCAAGTTTTTATCATATTTGAAAACAGATCAAACGCCGCGCGGTTTTCGCAAGTATTTTGACATGGCCAAAAACTGGTTGATTCAAATGTGGGAATCGTTAAAGAGTAAAGGGTTGGTTCAAGACAAAGAATTGCCGGACGAAATTGTCCGGTTTTTTGATGATATAACAATCCGCCGTCCGCGCAATTTGAATATCAACAACGCCATGAATGAAAAGGTGCGTTTGAAAAAGATATTACATGCTGCGCGCACCGGTGCGCTGGATGGTGTATCGGACAGCGATATACACACCATAGAGGAATTGTTAAAGACGGCCACAGCCCGCATACCGCGCATGCCAAAATCGTTATACACAAAATTGTGGGGTCAATTGAATACACAATTTGCAGAAACACACGATTTGTTGCCGCTGATGGGTATTGACGAAAAAGCAAAGTATCTGGCCACAAGTAAAAATGGTGGTATTAAAAACGAACAGGATTTGTTGGATTGGCTGCAAGAGGAGGGATTTATATTTGGTGACGGTTGGGAAAACAATGCCGCACAAGATATGATGCGTTGGGATGATGCGCTGCGCTTGTTGGGAAACGCCAAAAACACATATTCTGTTGATGATATGGTTCGTGTCCAAGAAATAGATAATTTGCGCCAAGCACAAGATGTTGCGCGCGATATTCTGGACGGTCGTGATTCATACGATGCGATGGCCGATATTGACAATGCCAAGTCGGCAATTCAACGCGTCAATGACGCAATTGACCGCAGCAACACAATGAATAAAGCGTTGGCAAGCGATTATAAGAAATTGCAAGCCGAGGTTCGTATGGCCAAAGCCGGAACATCCGAAATGCGCAAAGCGGTTAAAGCAGCGGTTAGTTTCTTGTATGCACAAGATATACCAACAGATATTAAAGCAAAGTTCATGCGCACAATACCAATGGTTCATGACAGCCGCAGTTTAGCAAAATGGATTGGTGATGTTCGTGAAAGAGCCGAAAAAGAATATTCTGATTTGGCATTTCGTGGGCAGCGTGACCGGTTGAAACATGAATTACAGGAAACATACAGTGCCAACAAACGCAATATCAAATACGATTACGAACACAACAAATTGTTCAATGATTTGCGCCAATACAATTTAATGTCGGCCGAAAAGGCGCAAGAGGAAATTAAAAAGTTCTATGACGGGGATCAAGAAAAAGACGGCTTGTCCCGTGAGGATGAATTGCGCAAAATGATGTTGGAATATCGTGCCAATTTGCCGCGCAAACAAATGTCCGGTGCGTTCATGGATGAGTTGATCAGCAGAATCCAAGAGGCAAAGTTGATTGGCCGTGACGCAATTGACGAGATTCAATTCACAAGAGGCATGGAACGCGTTGAATTGCGTGATGAAATACTGGACGCAATTGCCAAAAACAAAGCAACCAAGATTGGAAAACACTTTGCCGGCATTGCGGATTTCAAATCGTTATTGACCATGATAACCAACGGCAATATCGCAGACCGTTTCAATATGGTTGTGCGTGAGGTTCAAGCCGGTATTGCTGCGGCAGGTCGTCAAGGTGAAAGTATGCGCGAGGTTTTGCGTATAAATGGGTTGCCAGTGGCCAACAATACCCGCAAGGACAGTTATCAGTTCTTGAAATACAAAGCGGAATTATGCCAGCCGATAGAGGAATTAAATGTATTTTACACAGACCACCACGGCCGCAAGGTTCAAGTTGGTATTGACAATGGTAAAAAAACATTTTCCAAGGCGCACATCATGGACATGTGGAATCAGTATAAAGATCCAAAATCCCGTGAGTTGATGGACAAGTTTTATGGTCAATGGCAAATAGATCAGTTGTTCAGTTATTTGACAGACCAAGATAAACAGACGGCCGATTATTTGATGGAACGGTTGCGCGACATTTATGATATGGTCAATCCGGTTTATGTGAGTTTGTATCAAAAAGACATGCCGCATAAGAAAATATATTGGCCGCGTCAATCAAATCACGAGGTGGATCACGAATTGTTGGAACGCTTTGATGGTGAGGCGCGTGAGGCGAATTTTACAAAATCCCGTTCGCATGGTGCAATACCTGTATTCAAACGCGATGTGTTCAGCAATTATCAAGCACATGAAAAAGACGCACAATACATGGTTTATCAAGCCAAAGCGTTCAAGGATGCAGCAGATATATTTGACGAATCCACAGTTAAAGAGGCAATCGTCAATAAGTTTGGCAAGGATGTTGCAGCGGAATTGTCAGAACATTTGAAAGCGTTGTCAATTGGCGGGGTTCGCAAGGCGCGCAGCAGTGGTGATGCGGTTATAAACCAAGTATTCGGTCAGATTGTTGGTTCAAAAGTCAATTTATCACCATTTGTTATGATGAAACAATTGACATCATTCGGTGCGTTTTCAGCAAATATGCCAGTTGGTCGGTTTTATAAGGACTTTGCAGCCGGTATCGCACAACCGCGCAAGACATATAAATATATGATGGAACATGCCGGTGATTATTTGAAAAACAGATATGGTCGCGGAACAAACGAAACCATGGCTGCAATGATAGATCCGGCAAATCCGCACATCATGGACAGATTGTTGGGTGCAGAAAACCGTGCGTCCATGAATGAATTTTTATCAAGATTGGTTCGCACTGGTGATATTGGCGCAATTATCTATGGCGGGTATCCAAGGTTGAAATTCTTGATTGAGGAAACGGACGCAACCGGCAATCCGGTCAGAACACATGAACAAGCCGTGGAACAATTTATCAAGGAATCCGAGGAAACGCAGCAATCAGCAACAAATGCGTCACAATCAAATTGGCAGCGTGCCGGCAAGACAAAAGTATTTGCGATGTATAAAACATCACAGATTCAGTATTTCCGGAAAGTCGCCAATGCGTATAACATGATGAAACGCGGCGAAATAACCCGTGGTCAATTCAATAAAACTGTGGCGATTTTTTCGGCACAAATGGCCATTTGTTATAAGTTGATGGGTGATTTGTTGAGTGCAGCATTATACGGATGGGATGACGACAAAGACGCAGTTGATGAATTGGGTGAATTGGCCGGTGCGGTTATCACACAAGGGTTGGATGCATGGGGTGCGCTGGGTTATTTATCAAACCAAGCGTTCGGTGCATTTACAGGCCAAAAACGCCAAGCCGATTTGTCAATCGTTGGAATCAGTGATGTTTTACAAACAATAAACAACACAAATAAAATCGTTCACGGAAAGAGCGGCGACACTTATTTCTGGGTGCAAACGATTGCACCGTTGATTGAGGGCACAACCGGTGCGCCAGTCAGCAGATACAATCGCGTATTAAAGAAAAATCAGTTCTTGAATTATCAAGATTTGGGAATCTAAACAAGGAGCAAAACAATGTTGTATATCACGCAAGGCAATACAGAACAATTTACATGCGGGCCGATTGAAACAGCGGATCGTGAGCCGGTGGATTTGTCGGCTGCAACGGTGAAAATGATCATTAAAAGTTCATTGGATGATCCAGATACCGCAGCGGTGTTCGTGCAAGAAATAGAACATCCGGATTCAAACATTGTTTTATTCACTTTGACGGCTGCACAAACCCGTGCAATAGAGGTTGGCCAGTATATCATGGGAATCAAAATTATATGGGATGGTGAGGATGGATTAAAACGCGAAATCAAAAGAGAAAATGTCACAGTAAGCAAGGGGGTGTTCAATGGATGATCAAAAAATTTTAATACCGCCATTAGAGCCGGCACAAGGGATTATGGCGGCTTTGGAAAAGTTATTTATATGGAATCCAGCGGTAGCACAAAACCTTATTACACAAATAAATAATGCGCTGGAAAGCGCAGAACAAGATGCTGCGGCCGCCCAGTCGTCAGCGGCCGCGGCTGCCCGTTGCGAAAGCAATATGGAGGCAGCAATACAGCAAATGCAGGACTATGTCGCAACGCAAGCACAGTCATTTGTGTTTGAAATGTCGGAGGAACAGGCCAATTGGACAATAGTTCATAATTTGGACAAATACCCGTCTGTGACCGTGGTTGATACGGCCGGCACAGAAATAGAGGTAGATGTCAAATACATAGATTCAAATACAGTTGAATTGCACGCGAACGCACCGTTTAAGGGCAAAGCGTATTTGAATTACGGCGGTATAACCGATGTTATGGGTCGTGAATACGACATGGGAACAATAAATTAAAAACAACAAAGGAGCACAAAATGGCAAAAAAACCGTTTCTTTCCGACATAGACATGAACGGAAATGAAGTCCAAAATGTGGTTATACATAAAGTAGCAACCACGCCGGCCGGGGTTAGATCCGGTCAAATCTGGTTTAACACATCAGATAATTACCTGTATTATTACAATGGCACTGTATCAAGGGCTATTGGGTATTTACCACCAGCAACCGTTTCAACATTGGGCGGCGTTATAGTCGGTTCAAATATCAGTGTTGATGGCGATGGCCAAATATCTGTTGCGTCCGCAAGCAATGCCACAGCCGGTGTTATCAGAATTGCGACAGATACAGAGGCAACAGCCGGAACAGCAACAAATCTGGTTATTACACCTGCACAATTGGCAAGCGCAATTGCCACAGCACATATTGGTGCGATGGTTTATAAAGGCACATGGGACATCACATCTGCAACCGATTTCAGCGGCATTACATTGCCAGTTAAAAAAGGTTATTTCTATCGTGTGTCCGGCACAGGGCCGAAAACAATCGGTGGTATTGAATGGAACGCAGGCGATCATATTGTTATTGAGGCGGATGTTGCAGCGGGTGGCACAATATCACAGGTTTCCAAGGTTGATAATACCGAGGGCAGCGACATTGTTCGTTTGGATGCAACACAAACATTGACAAACAAAACAATTGACGCAGACGATAACACAATTGCCGATTTAACAACATCCAATTTCAAGTCCGGAACAATCGTCACAACCGTTGGTTCAACCGGATCTGATAGCAAATTGCCAACAGAACAAGCAGTCCGTGAGGCAATTGACGGTAAAAAATTCACCGTTGCAAACCCAGCATTGACAGCAACCAGTGGTTTATGCACATGGTCAATATCAAACACATTAGCCACAGCCGATGTTGTTTGTTCTGTCCGTGAGGTTGCAACCGGAAACGAGGTAATGTGCGATATTACATACACAGCAAGCACAATCACCGTCAAAATCAACAGTTCGTCAAATATAGCCGCATCAGTTTATAAGGCAGTTGTTGTCGGTTAAAAAACACAAAAGGGTCGCAAATGACAAGGTTTCTTAATATCAGCACAGATCAAACGCTGGGCGGTTCGAACACAAGTGATGAAATTGTGCCGAGCCAAAAGGCGATTAAGGCGTATGTTGATAGCCAAACAGGAACAGCGCCCGCATTTGCGAATATTACCGGTGATCCGACAGATAATGCAGCAATGGCCACGGCATTAAATGCCAAGCAAGACACATTGTCTGCGGGGTTTGGGATTGAAATTTCAAACAATACTGTTGCGCTGGTCACAGAATTTGATTGCGGGGGTGTTGATGAGGCATCAACAGACGAATATGACATGGGAACAATAAGTTAAACCAAGGAGCAAAAATATGATATACAACCAAGGTGATATTATACCGGCAAGCGAATATTATGACGCATGCCAATTTGTAAATGAACACAACGCCGCGTCAAATTATGATGACAAATTGGATGTTGTGTTGTTGGACACAGGCGATTATGAAATCTGTCAAATGAGTTTGGATCAGAAAAAAGCACTGGTTCATGCGAAAATTGACGATATTAAAAAAGATTTGGCGGAAAACTGGGATTATAAACAGTTCAAATACCTGCGCGGCGAAATTACCGCGGAGGAATGGGAGGTTGTAAAAGCCGAAATCCAATCGCTAACTGTGGAAATAAACCATTTAGAACAAATCATAGAACACATGGGGGAATAAAATGTCACGCACTTTGAAAATACGCCGCGGGACAACCGCACAAAATGACACATTTACAGGTGCCATTGGTGAAATCACTATGGACACGGACAAAAAAGAGGTTCGCGTTCATGACGGATCAAAGGTCGGTGGGTATAAAGTCGGTGAAAAAACCGAACACGGCCCGGACAGATTTTTGGTCGCAGCAAGCGCAACAACATTGACAATCAAGGCCGGTGTTCGTATTGCGGTTGGCACAACACATTATGAAACAGAAAGCGCACAAACAATCACACCTGCGTCTTGTTTGGATTCTGGATCAAGTTTAACAGCCGGAAAAGATTATTATGTCTATGTGGCCACAAATGACAATTCAACAGTATCTGTTGTTTGTTCATTGTCATCCAGTGCGCCAAGCGGTTATACATCATACCGCCGCATTGGTGGTTTCCACACATTATGCGTCAATGTTGGCACGATTTCCGGCCACACATTGAGCGGTTATACAGCCGGCAACATATTGCCACAATCTGTATGGTGTCTTAACCATTACCCACGCTGCATGCCAATCAACCATGCTGCGGGTATGGTTTATATTCAAGAAACAGATTCATGGGTTGATATTTATAACATGGGCACATCTGGACAATCTGCGTATGGTGCAACCCGTGCAAACAATTTGCAGCATTATCAGTTGATGGAATTGCTGCGTTTGCAAGGTAAGGATGCAATCGGGGATCAAGAATTTTTCATTGCGTCACAGGGTTCAAATCAACAAACAGCCGTTGCCGGTAGCGCGCAACCAAATCCGGACACAACCGGTGGCCGCAGCGATACAGCAAGCCGCCGTATGATTTCCAATTATGGATGTGAGGAAATGTGCGGTTTGCAATGGCAGCATTTGGCAGGTTGGTCAGCCGCTGGTGGTTCTGGGTGGAATGCACAAAATGGCGGTCAAGGCCAATTCTATGGTTCTGCAATGATCCTGCTGGCGGGGGGCAATTGGGGCGCTTCCTCGTATTGTGGTTCTCGGTCGCGGTCTGCGGATTGTTCGCTGTCGGCTGCGATTGCGGGTAGCGGCGCGCGCGGTCGGAGCCCTGCGGTTCACGCATGGTATATGTAATACGGATGCTTGTGTTCGGGCGGATGCCCGAACACCGAAATCTGTAAAACAGTTTTGGGTGTGCGGTTATCGTTGGCGAGCGTTGGTTTGCTGCTGGCAGGAGGCAATTGGGACAATTCCTCGTATTGTGGTTCTCGGTCGCGGAATGCGAATAATTCGCTGTCGAATGCGAATGCGAATAACGGCGCGCGCGGTCGGATACGGGTCAAGATAATACACGGAGTCCATGTGTGGAAACCCGGCTGAGCCGAACATCCATGTTGGGTGACCAGCAAAACACAAAAACGGAGTAATGTTTGGGTTAGTAGGCGCGGCCGAAAATCCGAATAATGGACGCTTTGATATGAAAAGACACGGGAATCTTTGGAATCAAGTTATTGACATGGACAATTTGCGATATGCCTATGTCTTGGCCAGAAAAGGCAAAGGTCGCAAGGAGGGAGTTCGGAAATTTGCCAGAAACCTTGAAAAGAATCTGGCGATCATACGCGACATGTTGGTGACGAAAACTTTTCGCACCAGCATGTATTCAATGCGCACAATATACGAGCCAAAGAAACGGGAAATATTCATATTGCCGTTTTACCCAGACCGGATTGTGCAGCATGCGGTTATGAATGTATTGGAGCCAATTTGGGACAATATGTTCATTGCGGAATCATACGCATGTCGTGTTGGCAAGGGTATGCACAAAGGTTCTGTCAAGACAATGCAGTTTATACGGAAAAACCGATATTGCTTGAAATGTGATATTCGTAAGTTTTACCCGTCAATAAATCATGCAATCTTGAAACAGATTATACGGCGCAAGATCAAAGACCAAAATGTATTGTGGTTGCTGGACGATATTATAGATTCATACCCGGGGGAAACAAATACACCAATCGGGAATTACACAAGCCAGTGGTTCGGCAATGTGTATATGAACGAATTAGACAAGTTTGTTAAACAGGATTTGCGCATAAAAGCGTATTTGCGGTATTGTGACGATTTTCTGTTCTTTGCTAACAGCAAAGAGGAATTGCACGATATTGCGGCCAAGGTTAAAGCGTTCTGTGCGGAAAGATTGCACTTGACTTTGAGCAAGTGTGATGTATTTCCGGTATCGCGCGGCGTTGATTTTTTGGGTTATCGCCATTTTCCAAAGTATATTTTGCTGCGGAAATCAACAGCCAAACGGGCAAAACGCAGAATCAAAAGCATTATGAAACGCGCTTATGCGCACAAAATAACATTGGGTCAGTTTCGTAGCACGATCGCAAGTTATATTGGTTGGATGCGTTGGGCGAAAACATATAATTTGCGGCGGGCTTTGGATGTGGATCGTATTATGGAGGTGTGCAAAAATGTCAGAAACATTGACGAATTGTGCAGCCGCCTGTGATGTGCCGTCTTTTGCGGACGATGCGGAAACATTTGCGGCCGCAAATCAGTATCTGGGATTGGAGGGTGATAAGATCAGCATTGAAAAACTGGTTGATAAACCCGTGAAATTCTTGGATTTCACTATTCGTGAAAGCCGGTATCAAAGATACGGCAACGAGGTTTTGATGGTTCAAGTGGAATTGGACGGGGTGAAACGCGTATTTTTTACGCAGTCCGGCCGGATTCGCCGCACACTTGAATTGTTCAAGGACAAATTGCCGCGCATGGGAACAATTAAACGCGAAAATCGCGCGTGGCGCATTGTATAAAAAAGGAGCAGAGAAAATGTCAGATGCAGTAATTGTTGCGATTATATCATCCGTGGTTGCACCCACGGTTTTATTTGTTTTGCAGTTGATAAAGGAACGCCGTGAGGGCTTTGCTATGCGGCTGCGGCGCGTTGAGATTATGCAGAATCTGCAACAGAATCCGGATGATGATCAAACAATTATGAATTTATTTGACGAATATCGCAGTCGTGGCGGCAATTCATATATTTCAGAACGAGTTGCGGAATGGAAAAAATCAAGGAGCAGACATCATGCAGTGGTTAAAAGACGCAAATAATGAATATTCGTATGCCCGCGTGGTTGGTTTTTTGGCAATCGCCGTGAATCTTGTCTGGCGTTTGTATATGGGTGTTGGCGATATAAATTCATGGCCGGCAGCATTAGCCGGTTGTTGCGGGTGTATAACAGGCGTTGTGCTTTGGGGTTTTGAGGTATGGCGCGAAAACAAAAAAGTTTCAATCAAGGTTGGTGATAAAGAATATGGAGCGGAATTAGGAAAATGAGGAGGCGGAGCATGGAGGCAAAAAGCAAAAAAGAGTTCAAAAAAATCTGTGAATACGCAGTGCATTATGAATTTTGTTATTGCTATCTGTGCGGGCTGCCGATACTGGACGGCCAAAAATGGAATTTGGATCATGTAAAGCCGGCAAGTAAAGGTGGCAAAACCACACCGGAAAATCTGCGTCCGGTGCATTACAATTGCAATCAAGCCAAAGCGGATTTGAGTTTGACGCAATTTAGGGCAATTCAAGAATTAAAGGAGCGACACAAATGAAAAAATACATTGTTTTGATTGCTGCGCTGGCATGTTTTGGCTGCGCTGGTAAATCTGCGACAGATTCAATTTCGGAATCCGTCAGCCAACAAATCGTTGCATTAAAAGAATCATTGCCACCAGAATGCCAGACCAAAGCAATATACAGTCAGATTGAGGCAATTGAATCCGGAAAAGACAGTATGCTGCAATCATGCAAATCTGATGTGGCCAAAGTAGAGGCGCAGCGCGATAAATGGATGCTTGCATTTTTTGCAATTTGCCTGATTTTAGGGGTTTTAACTATAAAAAAGTTGAAAATAATATAATTAAAGGTTGAAAATAATGTATAAATGCAAACACTTTGTAATTAAAGAATTGGTAAATCCAACATTGCTGCGTCAGATTGGCGAACAAACAGCGTGGATTTTGTTTGATGAACGGTTGCTGCGCATGGCCGATGCGATCCGTGAAAAGTTTGGCGCATGCACAGTCAATGCATCTGGGCTGGTTGATTGTGGGCTGCGCGATCCACAAAGCACAACCGGTGCAAAATACAGCATGCACAAAATCGGGCGTGCGTTGGATTTGCATATACGGTCAATTGAATTGGAATGTGCCGGTGATAAAGCCGCCAAGGTTAAAGCATACAATCGTGTCCGCGAACAGTTGATGTTGCTGCCGGCATTTGACGGATTAAACTTTGAAAACAATATATCATGGTTGCATATTGACACCGGCAACCGCCAGAACAGATTATTTAATCCATAATTATGCTGCCAACAGGGTATTAAAATCCCAATTGGCCGCTTGATAACGCCGAATTTCCGCCGCTTTGGAGGTTCGAATATTGCACAGTAAGGTGCCCCATCTATTCAAATCGGTCAGATTTTGCATTTCTGAAAATGGAAAATTCAAGTAATAACCGATATTTACACCATCAAATTCAAGAGTTCGAATCACGAGTTTCAAAATATCAGACCGTGACCGAACATTCGAACTTTTGCGGAATAAATCACCGGCCGAATTAGCCAGATTTAATAAATTCACCACTGTTTGATTAAATGTATCGTCCGCGGTTTTGTGGGCATTCAGCATATTTTTTATTTCATTTGCACGAGCAGTCAGTTGTTCGTATTTTGTATTGTAAGCGTCTTGTGTGATTTTTTGGTCTATGAGCAGATCCAACAAACCATTTATTCGTTTCTGGGTCGTGTCTTGTTCGTCCCGCAGACGCAGTATTTCAGATTTGTGCCAATCGCGTTCGCTGTGCGCAGTTGTTTTTAATGTTTCCATTGCATAGGCCAAACATTCGGGTGTTGGTTTTATTGTATCAAGTATTTGAGCAATCTGTTCATCTATATCGTCCATTTGCGTATATTTGCGTTTTCCGTCCGTTGTATATGACACAAGGTATAATCTGCCCTTGTGGGTTTCAATTTGGCACAGGCGGCCAGAATTGACGCATTTAATAAGTCCGCGATATGGTGAATCTATTTTTTGTTTCTTTGGACGGATTGCAGCGCGGCCAAGCCGGATGCGTTCGCATTGTTCCCACAGATCACGAGAGATAATCGGTTGATAGCGCAGCGGGTATATTTTGCCATTGCGTTCATATTCGCCATAGTAAAAGCGATTTGATAATACATATTGGACTTTGTTGCCGTCAAGGCGTTTCCCAAATCGTGCAGTGCGTAATCCCCAGACAGTATTTGCCAAATGTGCGATAGATTTATATGATTGACCACCGCGAGCGTAGGTTTCAAACATTTTCACAACATAGGGCGCGGTTGTTTCATCCGGCACAATGTCAGATGTATTGCCAACACGAACATTTTTATAGCCAAGTGGCGCATGTCCAGATATTTCACCATTTGCATATTTATGGCCAATTGACCGTTTTACATTTTCAGATAATGACAACACATACGAGTGCGCAGCCAAAACAGCAAATTCCCACCGCATAATGTCCTGTGAGGACGCAGTATTATTTATTACAAGGTTTTCACGGTAAAAATGCAATTCAATGTTTTTCTTTTTGCGCAATTCATCCAACATACCGATTTCGGAAAATGTGCGCTGGACACGATCCACAGCATCAGCGATTAAACATGTTGGTGCGCTGGTATGTTTGAGATATTTGATACAATCATGAAAGCCGCGGCGGTTGCCACGGCATGAACTTTCAGTTAAAACAAATGTTTTGACGATGTTAAATCCGCGCCTTGTCGCATATTCTGTAAGGCGTGCCGATTGAGCGTCCAGTGATAACCCGTCCTCTTGTTCTTTGGATGATACCCGCGCCAGAATCACAGCGTCCATTGTCGTCAATTTCCTTTTGCATTTTCACAAGACAATCATTGAATGCCACAATCCGGCGGCATGCATCCACCAATTCCCA